AGCTAGACAATCTACAATAACTAATACAGATGCCAATAATATTCAAATTATTACTTTAGTTGTAAGTTTTCCCATGTTTTTTATAAGTAAGGTAAACAGGCTTTTTATTGATAGCCTGGATATAACCAATCCTATTTATTCTAGAAGAAAAGTTTTTTCTAGCTACAGCATATGGTCACCACGTCATAGAATGCAAATCATAGCACAATGTAACGAATTGTTTTCTTAATTTTCAATTTTTTCTATCATCTCATCTTTCTTGCATTATCTCTACCATCTTCCATAATTCAGCTTGAACTAGAACCATATCAGGCTTTATTTTTGGTTTATATTTAATGGCAATACATATAATAATCAATACAATAGCTAAGCATACAAGTGCAAACATCTATTTAACATAATTAAGTAGTAAAGAAAGGTCATGTCCCAACATGGCTTTTTTTAATTCTCTTCTACCTGCTGGATAAATACCAGTAATTTTATAACAAGCTTTTGCTAATAACTTATTAATAGGCGATGAATATCATAATCAAAACGTCGAATATACATTTCTTCGAGTCATAATATAAGAATAAATAATAAAGTGCTTTTGTTAAGCTATATAATTATATACTTAGTGTTACTATTATGCAAATTTTATAGTATTATTTATTATGATCAAATACTAGAGACGTTCAGACCTGTGTTTTTCGCATCTTTCATTGCTTAAATCTGTAGCCAATACTTTCAAATAATTTTGTTATCTCTTTTATTTGATCATGATTTATTTTATCTATATAACCTATTCTATATCGTCTAGCTAATAGATTTATATGTATCATCTTTTGTCACTCCTTTATTAATTTCTTCTCAAGAAGAATATATATCTGATAATGATCTAATGATATATGGTTATGTTTCAATGTTCCGTATGGTTTTAAGTAACTCATTAACTTTCTTTAGATAAACATTAGAGTTATAATCATATTATAAGAAAGTGTAATAGATTTAGTATATCTTGCGATAACTTTTAGTTATCAATCTATTTTATTTGTAAGTTCTGTTTCGTTATTAATCTTACTCAAAGTACTTCTCATGCCTTTAAAGCTTTCTTTATCTCGGATTTAGATATTTTAGTAGAAGTAACCTGTGTTTTAAACTCTTCTGGCAATAGATCTTCGTCTTCAATATGTATGCTCTCACTCTTTCTATATGTAACTTTAGCAATAGTTGTAGTTAATTTCTCATATCATACCATATTCATTGCTGAGTCTATGTATTCTTTCAATCTATTTATTTTATTGATAATAGGTTTTTTCTTTTTTTCTAATCTATCTATCTCAAAATCTAATGCGTTTGTATCAGATTCTAAGTTTTTTATAAATTTAATAGTATTCTCAATCTTATTAGTAAAGTCTCAATCATATTTAAGGTAATCTTTTTGCAGTTTATCTAATTCTTCAGGTGTTGGATTTTCTGGCATATTATTTAATAAGTCGTTTATTTCTTTTCCTATATCGTATAGTTTCATATTAATTTTCGTCATCTAAATAAATACAACTATCCCTCAAACATACTAATATTTCTTCATATGCAGAGAGTCTTTCATTGATCATAAGACTTATTGATTCCGCACTTTGTCTATTCATGTAGGAAATAGCGCTTCTATGGTATACTTCTCTAAAGTGATTTATTCTACTTATGATAAATTTTTCAGTTTCATTTATTCATTTAAGTTTTTTATTTATTATTACTTCAAACATATTAATCTAAATGATCTAAATAAATTCACAGGTTCATTTCTGCCCATTGTCTACAGAAAAAAATATAATCTGTAAATTCAGAGGTGTCCATGTCTGTAGTTGTAGTTCTCATACACCTAGATAGTAGGTACTGATGCAGTGAATAATGATCTAGGTCACCTGTATAGTGTGCTATTTCTGAAAGAATACTCCAATATAGTTTATTTTGCTGAGAACTCCTTACATTCTTCCATTCTTCTATTACATACTTACCGTCCTTTAAATTAGTGAAACATAACTTAAATTTCTCTCTGTCTTTAATACGTCAATCCTCTTTTTTAAATACTATTATTGGTTTCATAATATATCACTAATATAAATTAGATAGGCTCTATATATGATCATATTACAAACATTACAAACATTACAATCAATCATATATAGAAAGATGACCTAGATGATGTTTCCCAGTATACACATAAATATGCTCATATGTGTATACATAATAATACTAATATATTAAACAACATTATTCCTCATAAAGCGATAAAATCTTTTCTCTATAATTATTATTAATTGTATAAACCTTTTCTATTGCAGTAAGAGCATCATATGATGTCTTATATTTATTAGATACTCTTTTTAGTTTTCTAAATGAATTCATATTAAACACTATTATTGGTTTCATTTTATACTTAATATATAAACTAACTATTGTTGATATGTCGATCAAGTAAATTAGATTTAAATTTAATTTTAACAAATTCTGTTATCTTATATTTATTGCTATCAGCCTCTGATTTAGAGATATATAGATTAGGTAATGTATATAGAAATCTACCAATCCCCCAGTTTACACAAGCACGTTTGAATGAGTCACTAGCTTGTCATTTATCTTTTTCTGTTTTACTAGCAGTTCAACAATCCCATTTCCAGACTCGCTCTTCTCATATTTTCAACCCTAGTCATGAATAAACCTTTCAAGCAACTTCTTTATGATCTCTTTGTCGGTTCTCTTCTCCTACAGTTTTATCTAAGAAATCCATCACATCCCTAGCATCGATATAACCAAGTACAGAAAACTTTTGATATACTTTTATAGATCAATCCATTGTGTAATTACCTACTCAATTACCTATTCTAAATTTAGTTGGTATAATGGCTTTTAAATCTTTTAAGTTCATTATAGTTGTCGTTAAATATTAAAAATCAGGTCAACATCAAATATCTCAATTTCCGTATTCATATTCATCATCATAATCATAACACTCAAAATCCATTTGTTTATTCTCTTGTTGTTCTAACTGTTCACTTATTTCAATTGCTTGATCTCTATTACTTATCATTTTCCCATATTTGTTTACCAAATAAACGTTTATATCGAGGCTTTAGTTTTCAAACATACTTAGATCTAGAGATTCGTCCATTCAATCATTCTCTAGTAACAATACTGGTACTTCCAAATCAAAATAAATTATAAGACAACCAGTTAACACCATAGAAGTGATCTCATTTCATACTAACAATTCTAATATAAGCGTAATCGTCTCATCAATACATCCTTTTTTGCGGTATATCTAATCTATACACATTTCCTACTTCTATTTCTCTTTTCATTAGTCCAGTTTATTAAATAAAGGGAGCTCTTCTTTACTACATACTTCACTATAACTTTCTCTACAATATTTTTCATATCCATCTTCTACTCATTCAGTACTACTATAACCTAAATCTCTAAGATATTCTTTAAATCAATTTCTTAACTCAGCATCATTTCAAAAACAATAATTATAATAGTTTTGTAATAGAGCATCATTTATATCAGTATGTCTTTTTATACCCAATAGTTTTTCAAAAAACAAATTACCGCTAAACAACTTCTCTAATAAACTATCTTCACTTTGAATATTAAGAGATGGTATACAATCTGATATATACATGTCAGTATCAAATCATTTTTTTAATTCTTCTGAATAGATGAAGTCCATAATAATAGTATAGTTAATAAAGAAGATCTAAGCTTTAACGTTTGCAAGGTATAGTATAAATACTAATGACTTGAATCCTGACTGTGTCTTTCGCTTGACTGTCTTAAACTATACTGCTTTACATTTGTAATGCAAGACTTTCTTTTAACTTTCTTTCATTATGTTATCTAACGCCAGTAATCAACTTGCAACTATCTGGATATAATCTCTCACTAAAGGTCGATATTTTTTGGGTAACTTTCTTTCTCCCTTATCTATTTGATATAAAAATTGTCTTTCTAGTCCTAGATATTTGGCTAGGTCTGCTATATTGATTTTCGCTGCTTTAAACATTAAACAATCCCATTATAAAAAGTAAAAAACATACTATTACTGCAAATTTAAGTATTGCCTTATTTTTATTATAGTTGCATTGCCTATTTAATAACCTTCGGATGATTTCACTTTTTAAGTCTTCGCTAGTTCTCTTTCGTTCATCACATTTAACAACAACCTGCTTTCCTCAATTATATGTATATGTGATATGTGACTCATTTGGATCATCATTATCTACTGATGCTTGCATATCTAGTGAAGTTATTTCACTAATCATTTTTTCAAACTCTTTATTCATTATCTTTATTAGGGGTTAAATTATTTTTTATAACAAGTTATTATTATATATTTATCCTCTTTTGGTAGATACTCTACGATATATCTGTTTTCATTTGTATATATTTTTAATTTATTATTTAATATTACCTTCCCATGCTTCCTGAAATTTTTGATGTCATTTTTTATATATTCTACATCTTCACCTAATTTTTCCCATCCTCTATATCTAGCGTGATTAGTAAATATTATTTTATCCTCCATCCCTTTGGTTTGTTTTAGTTGTTCCTTGTTTTTATCTATGAATACATCCCACGTCAGCTTTGTTTTATTTAAAGACATTTTCAATAATTTTTTTTCTTTTTTAATTTTAGATGCTCTGTTTTTAATAAACGCTAAATCATCTATAGATAATCATTCAAGAATATTGTCAATATTTGTTATTATATATTTCTGAATTGGATTATAACCAAACATATTAGTCTTTATTAAGTAAATCTGGATTCTCTCGGACATTTCATATGACTTCTCGGTATTGCATTATTTCATTAGACAATAATCGCTCATACCCTTCAGGCACAACAACTTCTCTCCTTTCGTAGGGATACTTTGTGTGATTGTTCTCAACTTCTTCCTTATTTAATCAAAACTTTTTATATCGTTCTCGCTTATTTGAAAATTGTAGGATATCCCCCTCATATATATCAACTCCATTCTTATCTTTAAGTCATGTGCACTGTGATCTATTTTTCCCATAATAGACTTTAGCTTCTTTATCGTAATCACAATACTCATCTAATGCAGTGTCCCAGCTACAGCAATTTTCTTCATAGTTATATATAAATCAATTTCCTGTTCGTACTCTTTGTTTAAATCTATTCATACTTAATTATTACTAATAAAATCTAAGGTCTTACCGTCCCATTTAATTCGTATTTGAAGCAAGTCTTCTGTCCATAGTGTTATACTCGATCAATCTATTGAGAACGCTATAATTTTCATTGAGTCCCAATATCGCCCAGCTTCTATTTTTTTTTGTAATATCTTACTTTCATACTCAAACTTCCTTATTAATTGCGCCATTGTGTTTCTTTTTTTAAAAAAATTTAACCTGATCTTCACATAATTGTTGCGTAGTCTTTCTTTTTCATAATTGTAGGTCTTTCAAGTATTGTATACACCTATCTTTAGCATGTTTTTGTTTATATTTTGGGTGTTGTCAATCATTCACAGGATAAAACATATATGTTGTAGCTCGCATATCCTCAAATATATCTATAGTTTCAGATCACGATCAATCATCCCCTCACCCCCAGTAAAATATGTGACCTAATAAACACCTTTTTTTTCAGTTTTTAGATGCACATACACCTAACATCCAGTCTTCTTTTTTTGTTTTCTGTAAATAATTAATCAATGAATCTAGGTTGCTTAATCTTTTTACAATTTTATTTGTTTTTTTTCTTATATCTCTTAAGTTCATAATTAATTATTTGATCATAAAGTTTTACTAAACAATATTATAATAAACAATCAAAACATATAATATATATATAATAACAATTTAGTGATAACTTTTGGTTATTAAAAAAATTCAGCCGTCAAGATTAATGCACTACTATAGCTCGCATTTTAATCTCCGCTGAATATTGGTATTAGAACAATATAGAAAAATACATTTATTTCAAGAAAAAAGACCTGGTCGAACAGGTCTTTTAAGGACGGTTTTGCATAAACCTAATAATAAGATAAGAAAGTTAGTATTGTTTTCAAGGGAAAGAAAAACCAGAGGACGTAGCTCTGATCATCTTACATTTGAAATCTTATGTGCTCGGTTGTGTATTCCAATGATATTATTGTTATAGTGAAGTCAAACAAAAAAACAACCCCGAAGGACTTGTTGGTTGCATCACTACGTTTTCAAAGCATTATCACCGACTTAATAGATAATATCAATGCAAACCGTAAGTTATCGAATAAACATAAAAATACTTGAAAACAAAATGTAAAAATGTAAACTCGTTTTATTGAATTAGTATTGAAAGATACGATTCTTTGTATAGGATGGCAGTAGATCGAAACGTCAATCAAGTTTAAATCTAAGCCGCCACCTATTCTAATGCATATAATAAAGAACTAGGGGATACTTGGCTTGGCGGCTTAGGTCCTCTAGTTTTTTATTATATGTATTTTTTTGATGGCAAAGAAAACTTTTATAGTCTATGCTGATTGGATAGACTACACTACTGAAATGAATTTAGAAGAGAAATGACTATTTTTCCAGACAATAATGAATTACTACAATTGAATAGAGGTGTGAGATATATGACCAATTAAGTTTATCTGGTCTAAAATAAAGAAACAGATAGATGATAATAACAGCAAACGAGAAGAAGTATTGGAAAAAAGAAAGATAGCTGGAAAGAAATGATGACTAGCAAAATCAAGCAAAACTAAGCAAAAGCTAGCAAGTGCTAAAATTGCTAAAGAAAATCTAGCAAATCTAGCTGTAACTGATACTGTTAATGTAACTGATACTGTTACTGATAATGAAAAGAAAGAAATAACTTTATCTAAAGATAAAGAGACTAAAGTCTATTGAAACGAGGATGTGAATTTGTGTTTAGATTTAATTAAATGAGTAAATGGCTGAATAGTAGATTGAACTAAGAAAGAACAACGTCAATATGCTAAACATCTCATAAACAAAATTAACAAATTAGATAAGATTGCGTCCTGAGAATGGAAGCGGGATGATTATCTATCAGGATTACTAGCACTGATATCTAAGAGTAAGTACGATATTAGAAAGATATCTTCACCTAAGAAGATCTATTACGACTTAGCGTCGTTGCAACAAGTTGCTAACCAGATGTACTGAGAAGTTAAAAACCCTAAAAAGAATCTTTCAGTTTCTAAAATAAATATATAATGACGGCAATTAAAGAGTTTAAACAACTATTTATGCTTAAGACTTATGATAAACAAATATTTATATTTGAAGCAGATAAAGCTAAATTAGTAGACGCTTTGCTAGAAACTAATAAGTTCGTGACAGTATCTTGAACAAGATTAAATGTTACAAATATATCATCGTATTGACCAATACCGTCTAATGAGATTTACGATTTAATCGTATCGCTACCTGAAAGTGTTAGGTGAGATGCTTTACATATAATGGGTGAGTATGAAAAAATTAAGGAGGTTAAATTGACTGAATATCTCTTACTAAAAGCGCTGAGAAAGAAGTTTCAAATCCCTCTGCCTGAAAACTGGATACCTATTCAGTTCAATGAACAATGAACCTTTGATAAAAAGTATGTCGACTTAATGCGCAAAATAGTTTGTGAATATTTATATCTTACATATCCTAATAATGCTTAATTCATTAAAAAAAAGACACATAGATCAAGAAACAATGAAAGATGTTACCAGCCTCAAAGATTTTATACTAGATTTTTGAACTACAAACAAAGATATAGTTGAAGTATCAAATGATTTAATAGAAACTCATGGTAAAGTTTGGATGGCTCTATGAATACTGTCACAGCGTGTATGATGAGATTTCAAACAAGCATTTGATAAATTCATAAAAATCAAAAAGGCTAGTAAATAAAGTTTTATATAAAAAAAATAATAATAATGACTAAAGATCAAGAACAATCTACTTTTGATATATGATTATTACAAACATTGACTCCAAACGAATTACTTGCTCATATTGTGATAGATATGTTTGACTATCCAGATAAATATGAATCATTTAGAGTAACTAATATAGAATTATATGACTGAACATTGAGTATTAAGTCAATTAAATTAAATGCTATTGATCCGCCTATAGAAAACAGAGAAAGAAGTAGTATTTTTAATTAATAATTTATTCAATGCTCAAAATATGCGTTAAATGCTGAAAAAAAGTAGAGATAACAGAAACAAAGATAAACTTCACATTAGGTAACGATAAGATACCTATACCTGTATGTCATTACTGTATGGATAAAGTAAAAAAAGATGACCTGAATGAGAACCAAGTTATGGTTACGGGTGAAAGAACTAACTAAAAGTTATCACCAAATACTAATACTATGTTGTAGACGTACACCGTATCAGTAAAATATTTTTGATTTATTATTACAAAACATTATGTTACCAGAACGACCAGAGAGGATAAAGGAAGCACAGACTCAAAAAACATATAAAATTATAGCATATGTGGATCGTATAGCTTATGATTGATGAGATTGAGTAGAGTGTCATGATTGTAAGGTAAAGGAATGACAATTGCATGTAATTTGATGCGATAATGAGCTCTGTCCTATGTGTAGATGACAGGTAATATGTTGTGACTGTTTATATGAATGAGACTCAGATTAAATTATTTATTATTACAAAACATTATTATGATTAAAGAAGGAAAATTTGTGGGTACTATTACTTACATAGGAAAAGAAGAGACTGTAGGACAAAACAATCTACGCAAAAAGACATTCGTTATCGAAGAAGTGTCTGATAAAGAATACAAAGGATCAATAGCAGTAGATCTTATTAAAGATAGAGTAGATATATTAAACGACTTTAAGGTATGAGATAATATTGAGGCATCATTAAACTTTAGAGCGAACGAGTATAACGGTAAATTCTATAATGGGGTGAATGCTTGGAGTATTAAGAAAATAGAGATTGGGGTACAAGTAGAAGATTCTGATGATTTGCTTCCTTTCTAAATATTTATCTTGTATAGCATAGGTATGAAAAAAACAAAAGATCAACAAATACAAGAATTAGAATATAAGATGGCTCATGAATTAAAACAAAAGCTTTTTGCAAAAGAGATGTCTCTAAATAGAAAATATATTAAAATGTTAGACACAAAGAGATGTAAAATAATTTTGAAGCAAGAACAGGAATGGGAAAAAGCAAAAAAAAAGATAGAGAGACAAGTCGAGACCAAATTTAAAAACAAAATAAGAGCCATCAAGTGATATAAGTTAGTAAAATATAAGTCTAATTGAAAAACCTTGCCAAAATTAAAACAAGATCTACTAACAGCATTACAGAAATATGTAAGACTTAGAGATTCAAATGAAGCTTGATATTGAAAATGTATTTCTTGCGAAAACATAAGACATTATAAATGATGTGATGGAGGACATTATCTATCAAGAAGATTAAATTCAGTTGCTTTTGATTTAGATAATATCCATTTGCAATGTAAAACCTGTAATGGGTTTAAATGATGAGCCCCTATTGAATATAGAAAATGATTAATTGAAAAGATAGGCATCAAGAAAGTAGAATTATTGGAGTCCAAAAAACATAGAATAGTTACTCTTGATAGGGATCATATGATTAAAGAGATTAAGAAATGGAAAAAAATTAATAAGGAAATGGAGTTAAAAAAAACAAACTGATAACTAAAAGTATACACTAAAGGGATGATAAAACTTACATTATAGATAGACATGAATATACTATCTGTAGTTGAAGGAGTCAGACCCTTTTTTTAAATAAATAACTTATTAAAGGATGAATAGAAAGATAGTAGAGTATAAGATAGTAAGGTGAACTCCTTTTGAAATTGAAGATGTCTATATATCTAACGTGGTCAGTAAATATATTAAGTTTTGATACGAACCAATATGATGATTAATTGAAGACCCCGTTAATAATTTAATGTTTATGCAAGCAATGGTAAAGTATGAAAATTTAGATAGTAATAGTATATAGATGCCAGATTCAATACGACCAAGACCATATGCCGATATATATATGAATAATGCAAATATCTGATCAGAGCGAACATACACAACTACAGAACTTACAGGTGAAGTAACTATCACGATAGATAGAAGGACATTAGAGGCCCTAGATGAGTTATGAGTTGATTATAAAATATGAGATACAATATATAAAGCTGATATGTGGAATATCATCCCCGTTCTTTTTTGAATGTTGATAGGGGCTGTTATGGTAGGATGAATAGTGTGATTATATATAGATTATTTAACTCAATAAAGATTATATAATGAAGAAAGAAGCACGAGAAATACAAATTAATATGTGAATTATCCTAGGGTCAGATGTTAGAAATATTTGTAGGATCTTAAAAGTGAATCAAGAAGAGTATTTTGAGTCTAGGCAAGGGTTAGATGAGTATTATTATAAAAACAATATGTATATTACGAAAGAGTTGTCAAAGTTAGAAGCGCTATTAGATAGATACCATATATCGATGTATGATTACGAAACCCTAACAATTGAGCTTAATTAACCCACCACAGTAAATATTTAGATTGTTAGATGATTATGAAAAATATAAAGAATGAAATATTTGAATTAAAAAAACAACTAGAGTTAAAACAAGATGAATTAAATAGAGAGAAGGCTAAGTACTGGAATAAAAAAGCAGAGGAGCGAGTTATAGTTAATAAATGAAAGGTTTATGAAAGTACTATGTCATTTGGGCCAAGTCCAGAAAAAATAGAGTATCGAGGTATGTTTATTGCATGAATAGATAAAACAAAACCATCTTACGATATATTATACCACTTACTATATATATCAAATTATTCGGAAAAGTTAGAAAAAAATCAGAGAATTTATAGTTCTTGCCCTTATATAACACATGGGATGAAAATATGAGATACTCAAAAATTTATAGAGAAAGCAAAAGATCTATTATCATTTATTTAATTTAGGTTAATCATGAAACTACAACTAATAATACCTATACTAGCAGTAGTGATACTTAGTGGGTGTGAGCCGTACAATGGTAATTACATAGTAGAACTATTAGAAGACAGTAATGTTACAGATAATTACTATATATGTCAATTTTCTTGAGAATGAGAAAAAATATATGACTGGAATTATGATATAAGTGTTTTTTCTGGTAAAATATATCAATATGTGCCTGATGAATGACAACGTGTCGTATCAACTTGATTATTTGCAACATATAATCATCATTGTTATAAGAGAGAATGAGGAGAGTACGAAACGAAGGCTATAGAATTTAGGTGTAATGCGGTACAATGAGACAGTAAGGAATGTGGTGCGCGATTTAGGGAATATTAATGTTTTAATTTCTATAAAAAGGAAGAATGATATATAATAGAGTTATAATGCAAATTCAACTTGAATCAAAAACTAATGAGTCTGAGGAGGAATTTAAGATTAGGGTAGAGAGGTTCAGGAGTCATTACCTTTGAGATAAGAAAATATTAATAGAAGACACACTAACTGATTATAGTTTAGGTGTTTTTAGTTGAAAAATAGCAATAGAATTGTAAATACGAGAATAAGTCAGGTTAAATTTTTTATATAAAACAATACTATGAAAAGAGAAGAATTAATAGGTAATTGTATATTAATGTTTTTTACGATCTGATGGATAGTAGTAGCAATTGAATGATTATTTATATTACACCTTTATTTAAATTGATACTTAACTTAAATGAGTATAACGAAACAAGAAATTACAGATTGGTATATGAAGACGTTTAGTGACAAGAGATTAAGTTTTGGGTGTATGTATCAAAAATGACGCATGTGAGACCGTTGTTTTACTTATAGAATAACTTGTTTTGAAAATACAATGAGTTGAGATATTATAGAATGAACTTCTTGATTGGAAAGGAAGATTACAAAGTTTGAATTTATCAACAGTCACACAATTATTTGACACCCACTAACTCGATGAAGATTATACGCACTACTAAAGACATATGCTATAAATAATCAAAACACTGATATAATTGATTTATGGCAAAAACTAGTAATCGTATTATTTGATACTAGTTTACTTGATAGAGATTTATATGATCGAGTAGAAGATGAAGAAGTACTAAAGATTTTAATTTCAATAAAGAAAATCTATGAATAAAGAAGAGTATTACGCAAGAATGTTTATTAATGAATGTGAAAGACTTATAGATAGTTCATATGATTTTAATCGAAGTATATGAAAAACAACAGCTGAAGGTGATGAAAGGAAGAATGCTATAATTAATAGATATTATTGAGGCGGAGCATATAATAAATTTTTACAGCTTAAAGAATTTTATGAAAAGAAAGGAGGCAATAGACAAGATCAAGAATCTATGATCTAAAGATGCGGTTCATGTAGGGACAAAAGCTCAAGCATATCAAATATTAGATATGATGTGAAAAATTAGCGGAAGAGGTACAAAGAAATACATAGATAGTTTTATAGATCAACGACACAACTATAAGTCGTCAACTTGCTATTCTTATGATCAAGACGATAAATATTGTGATACAGATACATGAGTTTCTTATGGGAATATTAAACATTATAAGAAAGCATGATATACTATTTATGAAGCATCTGACTTTCTAGGGTGAGAGGAGAAAGAAGAAAAACTAGCAGAAGAGATAAATGAATGACTGGAGAGAGTGTATTGAGTTAGTGCAAAAAATGCACATGTTGAGACAAATCTACATAGTACTGTAAATCAAATGTGAGATAAAGTAGATCAAGAAATACACTTTGTATGCTGATCAGTACGTACCATAGAAAATATAGATACTTCTTTGATAGAGCAATCAATGTTTACTACGCTAGTAACGGACAAGTTACCACGAGATATTAACACCGAAAACGTAGCATACATTAGAATTAAATCGAAGGGCAACAATACTCGACCTTGAACGCCTCAGCCCCTTATTTTTCATCTAAAAAACGATTATAAGGTAACTATCAAAGACATAATCCCAAGCACTATAAAAATTGGTGAAATGATAAAATATAGGTGTAGTAATGGAGATATGATTTTAATTGCACGTAAACATTTAAACGCTACAGAAGGGAATAAGTAGTTTATATATTAAAGCTAGAATGGCTTATTATTTTAGAAAATTTGGGATTAGGTGTCCATTATGTTTAGATATTAGAAATATACGTTGATATGAGCATATAAAAGAAATAACAATAGATGGAGAAAGTATATGTATGAAATGTAGGGATAAAATAAGGGTTAAGCTCGATATAGATATTACTAACATAGAGGATTATGAATGAAGTGACCTTATTTCTAATAACTAATTGAAATACAAAACTAATTAAGTATAACTAAGTATAACAAATTTATTCTCTTTTGTGATTATATGAAAATCAGTAATACAAATCTCTTCTATCTAAACGATCTAATAGCTAGAGCAAGAGTAACTAATATAAGCGAGGCAAGAAATATATTAAGTGTTATGGCTATCTTTGAAGAAAAGGTACATGGCGCAGTAAACGAATTTATAGAAGCTTATAGACCTTTCAATAAAGAACTAGAACAACTAAAAGAGGACGAAAATAAGATAACAGGTAAGAAATCTGAAAGAGCCTCTAAAAAAGAAGTTATAGAAGAAAGAAGAAAAGAGATCAAAGCACTAACAACTCTAATAGACGAAAAGATAGTAGAAGTAAATATTACAAAAGAAGAAGGAAAAGCTATAGTTGCAATATTAGATATGGTAATGTGACAAGATAGCCTAGATAACTCTACTCTTAAATGAACACGTGGTAAAGGAAATATAGAGCTATTAGTAAAGATTGCAGACTTATTAATTAAAGGATAATGGTAAAGATACATATGAATAAATTCACTAAAGAGTTAGATATTTATCTTGATACAAAGAAGCATAAACATTATTGCTGTGCTCATGGTGAGTGAATGGCTTGTTGTCTCGATAAAGATGAATGAACCAGAGATGTGGTGTTATGATTAGTAGAGGATGTATTAAAAGATGCTATAAATAAAAAATAATTTATATACAAACAATTAAATGGCAAGACCAACTAAACGTTGTCCTGAAATAGAGGATAAGCTTGTAGAGATATTTCATATAGATGGTACGGTGGAAGAAGCCTGTTCTCAAGCAGGAATAGGGACGTCTACTTATTATGATTGGTTAGATAAAGATGAGAAGTTTTCGGATAAAATGTCTGCAGCACAGGATTATGCCTTTATTGTAGCCAGAAAAACGTTGTTTAACGCTGCTTCAAATGGAAGCGAGAAAGCGGCTGTTGAGATCTTAAAGAGAAGAGATAAAAGATACAACGATAAGATAGATCAAACAAGCAACGTAAACCTAAATGCAAAGGTAGTTACTTTACCACCTCTAAGTGATGATGCAGGAGATTCTACGACAACCGAACCCGTGACCTCAGACTAAGGTATTAACTAGAACAGAAAAGGAGATACTTTATGGGTGAGCAAGATGATGAGGAAAGACCGACGCTTGAATATGTTGGTTTTTGCGTTGGGTAGAAAATCCATGACTAAGATGATTGGTTCTAAGAGAAAGTTATAACGATCTTGTTGATTGGATAGATAGAGCAATGGTTATATATTCTAACTTCGGTGCTGTCAAATCATGAAATCCTTGTGTGATTAAGTTTCCAAGCTGAGCAGAGATAAGAACATGATACCTTAAAGGACAATCATATGAAAAATACAAGGGTCATGAATATCAAAAGATGTTGATAGAAGAGTTGACATTGATTCCAGCAGAAGAGAAGTATGAGAAGTTGATGGGTTCATTACGTAGCACAGTTACATGATTAAAGCCACAGATCTTTCTAACTACTAATCCAGATTGACCTTGAAGGCTGCGAGTAAAGAAAAGGTTTGTAGATATAACAAGACCATGATTAAGATATCAAGACAGCGAATGAAACACTAGGGTGTTTATATCAGCTAAGATTACAGATAATCAAGTTTTGCTAGATAAAGATCCAGATTATATAAAATATCTGAGAGGGATTAAGGATGACCAACTAAGGAAGGCTTGGTTAGAATGAGATTGGGAAGCGTATGATGTGAAAGGTTCGATCTATGGAGCACAAATCAAACAAGCAAGACACGAGTGAAGGTTTTCTCATGTTCCTTGGGATGATGCACTAGATGTATATACAGCATGGGATGTGTGAATAAGTGATTACACAACAATTCTATTCTTTCAAATCTACGGTAAAGAATTGAGAATTATAGATAGTTATTATAATGATAACGAATGAGTGAAACATTATGCTCAAGTCTTGCGTGATAAACCATATAAGTATAAGAAACATTTCTTACCTCATGATGCTAATATAAGATCTAAGTCAACACTAAGAACCTATACAGACGATGCGAGAAGTGCAGGGATAGAGAATATCCAAGTACTGGCTAGAACAAACAATCTCTGGGAGAATATAAATAGAACAAGAGAAGTCTTTGCTCATGTATGGGTAGATCAAGATAAATGTAAGACGTTCTTAGAGCATATAGAAGTATATAGAAAGGAGTATGATGAACATCGTGCAATCTTTAAGGATAAACCTTATCACTGAGTAGAGTCTCATTTTGCAGACTCGTTTAGATATGTATCAGATGCTTATTTATTATTAGTTCGTAGGAAATATTCTAATGCTTGAATTATACAAGCAAAAAGTTAAATATTAAATAATATGTAGGGGCTTTAGATTAAACCAAAGACTATGTTTATTAAAGACTGGGGAATAAGAAAAGTAATTACACAGGAAGATATCATGAAAAATCAAAAGCTTCATGATAGTGTATGTGAACAAATCCAAATTGGATATAATAACTCAGATGATTCATCATGACAATGGCGTAATTATCATAGAAGTATAGATGAAGCACTTAAACAATTACACGCTGATGATAGACAAGTCTATGATCTAGCATATTCTTATAAAAAGAGTTTTGTTGCAATGTTTCAAGGTGAAGGATTAACGCCAGTGTTTAATGAGCGTGATTATTTTGATAAAGAGATAACCCAAAAAATAAACAAGATAGCTGAGTTCGATATAGAGAACATGAAAAAAGATCTTAAAGACAAAAAGATATTGTCAGATATATTTGATTATGGAGTAGGTTTGAGAGTATACAATGGATATGATAAAGTAAATAAATGCCCATTGTTTATTACACCATCGCCTTTGTCTTGGTATTATGATCCGAATTGATCAATTATAGACAATGATTTTGATTATCATTTGTTTAATTTTCAAACATCACTCTCTGCTTTGCAATATACTGATGCTTTGTCGTGATGATATTTTGATCTAGAAGAAGTTGAAACTGGTGATTATTCTAGAAACAGTGAAAATCAAGACTGAAAGAAATATAGACTACAAAACTCAGACGATTCAACAGACAATACTGTATATGTCTACAATTGTTTCATTACAATTAATAGTCATAGGTATTTCTGTGTGCTAGCTAACGATCAAACAAAGATTATTAAGTGGGAAAGATTATTACCAAGAACAAAGGAAGAAAAAGAGAATGGTATCTTAGTCCCGTTTAAGATATCTATTTCAAATGCGATGGTAGATGCTTATAGTCCAACGTGAGTAAGTTATAGAGAAAAGATCTATCCTACACAAATTGCATTAACTGAGGTAATAAATGCAATACATAGTAAACAAATGAGAGATGCCTGATATGACAGATATTTGTATGATATAGATAGGATAGATAATCCAGCAAACTTATTAGTTAAACCAACTGGCTGACCATTGTTTATTCCTGCGACTAATTTGGGATGATGACCGATTACAACTCCAGTAATGGAAAGCAATGATACAACAAAGACACAAGAGTATATAAAACAACTAGAATACTATGCAGAAAACACAACATCTTTGACTGGTATTGTTAGATGATTAAGTCCAGATGCTGGAACTCTAGGAGAAGCAGAGATTCAAATGCAAAAGAGTAATGCCTTGTTCTCAGTAGATGCAACAACATTAGTAGCAGGTGAGAGAATGTTCTGGATAAATATTTACTACAGATCATTACAGGAGAATTTGCCGTTCATTAGAGAGAAGGCAGCAGTGCTAGGTATAGATTGATGAGATATTGTAACTCTAAAGAGCACAGAGCTTAAATGATTCAATACTCCATATATAACTATCAAGAGTAAAAGGAAGGTTGCAGATGATAATAATAGAAGAGCATCAAGTATGCAGGCAATGTTGCCAATAGTAATGCAAGATCCAGAAGTATCTCCAATAGGTAAAAAAATGTTTAAACGTGAATTGTTTTCTTTGCAATGACAAGGAGATGAATTTACACATACCGTTTATGACATGAATTGAAGCGAGAAACATGCTGCTAGGATGCAAGATATCGTAAACCTCGATATGATACCAGATAATTTAGTTATACCATGACTAGATCTACAAACATTATGGATATATATCAATAGATGTGTAGATAACGACTCTAAAGAAAAGGTTCTAAATTCATTAACAACGCTAATGATAGAGAAATGATTGAATAAACCAGCGCCAACAACACCATGAATGGAATGAGTAGCGAACAGTATGGCAGCACAATCAATGTCAGCAGATATAGCACAAAAACAACAAGCTTTACCAAATAATTAATAGGGGATGTTCGTTCACGATCATATAGTAGAAGGGGTTATAGATTATTGCAATAAGGTTATAAAAGATTCAACAATACAAATAGCGACTAATTGTAACCCTGAAAATGATGAAATAAAATACTCTTATAATACAGTAATGAGATTTAGAATCACAGACGCAAGAAATCTAAAGAATGAATTATTAAGAGAAATCAAGGAACAAGTAATTAAATGAAAGAGAGCTTGAGTTAAAGATGCTGAATTGCAAAAGCTTTGAGATCAAATAGCTAAACTAGTGAAGTCTAAGGCAGATATATTGTGAGGATGAGAAATCAATGTTAAAAAGGACGAAGTTTCTACGTTAAAAGCACTCATAAATAAAATTACTTGAAATAAATAAAAATATTACTATATTAAAACCAAGGCAACGTCAATAAGACCACACTTTTATCATGTGTATGATAGCAATGACAATCGAATGACAAGAAATTATTGAAGATCTTGATCTAGAAGAAGAATTGGATGAAGATGAAGACTCGCAAAACGAATGATCTGATGAAGATCTACAAGCAGAGGTGGAGAGGCTCAGGATTCAAAATGCAAAGCTTAAGGCTAAGAAGCAGAAAGCTATAGCTAAAGCATCTAAGAAAGCGGCTATGTATGATGATTTTGATAGACGTTACGAAGCCAAAAGAAAACAAGAAGCGTTTGAATCAGATTATCCTGGGGTAAAGTATAGTGTTGTTAAAGCAATATCAGAATCAGAGGATATAACGATTGAAGAGGCTTTAGGTTATCTTGGAACTGCTGGAAAAGCAATCATTGGTAGAGAAGTGACTCAACCTAAAAAGAAGACAGATGCTTATTTGGAAGAAAGAAAGAAACGTTTAGGGATTGCCTAAATAAAGAAGACAGATTATTAGTTGTGAGTGGGGGCACGCCCTACTTTTTTTATAATTATGAAATTAGAACATGATAAACTTTAACGTCGTAAGACAAAACGGACATTCTGCTTCAACTGCTATTCTTGAAAAAGATGCGCTAACAACAGATATCGTTCAAGGACAATTCTGTGCTATTGATGCAGCAACAGGACTAGCAATTAAAGCAGTAGCAGCTTCAACACAAATCGCATTGGTTATGAGTGTTGTTGATGATACTCACGTTATGGTTCTAGCAGATCCAACAGCAGTTATTGAAGGAACAGCTGATGCAGCATTCGCTAAAACTATGAGAAATACAGAAGTAGATATCGCAATTGATGGTGCGGGTAACCAAACTATTGATGTAGGAGCTTCTGCAACAGATGTACTAAAAGTACTAGCAACAGAAGACGCTGGAACAGTTGGTTCAGTTGAAAAAGTAAAAGTTATTGTAAATAAACCACTATCTTTATAATCTTAACATTATTAAAACATGCAACTATCAGATCCACATTTTTTAGCCTATATGAACGGGCTAACAAAAGAAACTAAAGAACTATATGATAATTCAGTAGAACTACATAATGACAGACAAGCTTATTCTAAGGTTGCTAGAGTTATGGATACTACGGAAATCAACGAAAAGTTTGTATCTACAGTTAGATTGTCAGCACCACAAAAAACACCAGAAGGTCAAAATGTTGGAGCAAGCGACAGTTTCGAAGGATATACAGTTATCGTTTCACCACACGACAAAACAACAGATTCTTTGACATACTCTTTCGAATACAACGAAGGAAAAAGAGATGATACACAAAAGATCATGAAAGAATATGATGCAGATTCTAAATCTATGATGTGGGGATTATACAATGAAATTAATGTACAATTCTTTTCATTGCTAAACAATGGTTTCGCTTCAGCTTGAGCAAACGCAACACTATCACCAGATGGAGAAATTCTATTCTCAGCTGCACATACATTTACAGCAGATCTACCAGCAACAGGAAACAATGTATTTGATAATCTATTGCCAGCAGTAGCACCATCATTGGATGTATTGGCTGATGTACAAGAAAGAGCAGGAGCATTCACTGATGTAGGAGGAAGACCAATGTCATTGAACCCAAGAATTATTCTTGTTAAAAGAGGAGGTAAGGCATTTAGAGAGTTCTCTAAAATCATTAATCCTAACAGATATGCACCAACACAAATTACTGGAGCAAATGGAGTAAATATCTACGAACTAGAATACACATTGATTGAATGTCCTTTCATCACTAGTGGTACAGCTTACTACATTATGGAAGACTACAATAACAGTGTTCTAAAAAACCCATTGTATCTAGGATTCCACCAAAGACCAACTATTTACGGTATGGAAGACAGAGTTGATACATTGACTCACCAAACAACATACGTGTCATACTACAAGACATGAGTGATCAATATTCCTATTGGACTATACGGTTCTGAAGGAGCATAATAATGCGCTATGGTATAGCAAGAAAGTGCGGGTTGAAATCCGCCTTTTTTTTATTATTATAAAGTTAATATTTACTAAGTTAATCCAATAGACATGAAAAACGTAATGTTTAAAAGAAATGGTCGTATGGTTGCGGCTAAAGATATTTTGAAGATGAAAGAAGGTGCTACAGTAGAAGAAGTAGTAGTGGCTCCAGTAGAAGAGAAAGTGGTTGTAACTAAAGACACAACTGAAATTGACGCACTTAGAGTGGAATATAAAGCTAAGTTTGAAAAGGATGTACCCGTTAATAAAAAGAATAACGCAGAATGGATTCAATCTAAACTAGCAGAATAATTAGGGGGAATAGATATTTATTCCATAATTAAAACAATATGACTCCATCGGAGATTGTACAATATGCAAGAACACTATCAAAATGTAGAGTAGACGAACTACCTGATAGTGATCTTTTTTCGTATTTGAATATTGAATATAGAAGATTATGGCAAGATGTAGCCTGAATTGATAAAAACTACAAGCTTAGAGTACGAAACACTAACTTGGTTTCTTGAGTCTCTTCATATGCTTTATTGCTACCGTTTCAAGCTCCAACACAAGCGACAGGACAGATAAAGATCGAATCTGTGTTCGTTACATACGATCTATCTCAGAAATATCCGTATAGAGCAAAGCTTTTAGATTGGGATAATCTAAATAGAGCGCCAGAATGGTATGCAGATAACCAACCAAAGAGTGAACCGTTCTATATTGTGACTGATAATAGCATACAAATCTTCCCAACACCTGATAATTCTATCCCAAATGGTTTGCAAATGTACTCTAATCAAAGACCATACGATTTAGATGCAACAATGACCGAGGCGGACATATTAATTGAAAGAGAATATCATGATATAATGTGAAAATCTATTATTCCTTATGTATATGAACATAGACAACAAGATGAAAGGGTATGATATTATCAACAAAAGTATGAAGTAGATAAACAAAAAATGTTAAGACAATTAAAGAAAAGAGTAATTAGACCTATGAAATGATATAATGCTTCATTTAAACAGTATGTTTACTAATCCATGGCAACACTAGTAATCAACAAATTCTATTGATGAATGTCGGACACAGACGCTTATGCTTCTGATGCAGTATGTGCATACCAAGAAAACACTGATTGAATGAGTCAGCCAGAAGTTTTGAAGCTAAATAGGGCAGTAAATACAATGATTAGTACAGGTGCGGGTATAACTGTCGCTCATATTGATTGATTCTATTATACAGATGCAGGAGAAGTATATAATAGTGGATGATGATTAGAATATACATTGCCTTCATGAGTTTTCTATAATGCTATTAAGTTTTGAAGTGATTGGATAGGGTTTTATGTAGATTGAGGGCAACTTAAATTGACTCAAACGCCTACAACTGCATTATGAGCTCCTATTTGGTGATCAACAGTTGCTGGTTATGGATTTAATCCTGATTTGTCACCATTTGCTCCTGATCTTAATGGTCATAACTATTGTGTAGCATTGAATGATAGTGAAGATATCTTGTATTTTATAGGTAAGAATACGATTTATACCTCACTAGTTAGTCAGCCAGGGCTTATGTCACCAGGAATTGTACTAGAAAAGGATGTAGTATGATTAACTAGACAGGGTCAACAAATAGGAATCTATTTAGAAGATGGAAGAAAGTATTTCTGGGATGGATTTAGTGAACAACACGACGGGTATGTAGATCTAGGTCAGCCTATTAGATATGTATTTGGTACTAGAAATTATGATTATGTAGTTGCATGACAAGCTGCTTCGGTATATTCTAAGTTGTTTATATCACAATGACAATCGTTCCAATTAATTAAACAGGGACAATTCACACGTGATATGGCTTATCCAGGACAAGAGATATGGAGACATGCTTATTGATCTAAGGTTCCTTATGGTAATTTCACAATGGTGGCTAATGAAAAAGCGGTGTTTATAACAAACGCAGAGGCTTGATCACTAGAATCATATTGAAATAAGACACCTTGATTGCCACAATGAACAGTGACTGAGGCTATAAATTCAGATTGGGTAGATATGTGAACCCTTTGGTTTGAAGATTGACCCGATACAATATATATGTCAGTACAAGATTTGTCATGAAACTGATCTATAGTAACTCTTCCCTTGTTTAGAACACCAATACCTACATATCAAACAGAATGATTGTATTATACAAAGAAGTATGTTATGTGAACCTATAAAATTAGGCAAACACAAATGGTATTAAGGTATAATACACCTACAGACACTGAAATTAAAATATATGTGGCAGTAGATGGATGAGATACATATGAGTTATTGAAAACTATCAGTGATACTGAGTGAAATATCAAAATAGCGTCTCCAGATATAATCAGACAGTGATATGAGTTTCAATATAAGATAGAAATGACAACTTCAGACCCAACTGTAACGCCAAGTCTTTATTCTATGAATATTTTCTATGAGCAAGCAGACAGATAAAGAATTTAAAGACCTTAATGTCTTGGATGATAGTCCTATAGTAACAGATACGACTCCCTGATTCTGAGTTAAAGGTAATAAACAAAAACCAGAACAACTAGGATTTAGGTTTATAGGTATGGTATACGAAAGACCGACGAATCCTAGACATTGAGATATGATATATAATACAGATACTTGAAAGATTGAGATATATATTGCTCAATCTTATAGATGACCACTAGTACCAACAGTAACGCAACCATTCTTAGCAAATCCATGAACATATGTAGATTATTTAGGAGACCTATGGTATACAGAGAATGGAACTACAGTACCTTGATTGCCTTGAGTTCCTGATTGGATAAGAGCTAATACAATTAGGGATCGGGTACCACAAGACTGATATAGCTATATAAATAACGCAACAGTAGATCAATCAATACCAAGTGGTTCTTATATAAAGATCTGAGCATTAGTGAATGATTATGTATTATCTACATTGCCAGATACTAGAGGTATACAAACAGCGACAATTAATCGTACAGGACAATATTTGTTGCATTGATATGTCACATGGCTGCAAAAACCAGGAGAAACATTAACAGAGTTAAGATTAATGATAGATACAACGCAAGTTGCTTATGATTCACATGAAATACCAGCCATAACAGCAGTTACTACCTGAACGGATAGTGTAGGGTGAGCGATTAATGCTTCAACTGTCATAACTATAGGCAATATGGATTACGTAACGCAGAGAGTGTCACGATATGGTAGATTAGAAGAATGACAAGTAATTAGTGCAGAGGTAAGACAAAATAGTGGATGAAACTTAACTGTAACACCATGAACTGTATTTCCTACAACAACACAATATCAAACATGATTTAGCATTATATGATTATAATGGCAGACACAAACATGAGCCCAACAGAGGTAGTAAGAGGAACAAAAGCAAAAGACTTATGACAACCATTGATTAATGATACGGTTTCTGGATTTAAATGAGCAGATGTAGAAGCAGGGGCAGTGGCACCTACTCCTACTTTTGATAATAACTTAGATGCAGTCTCATTAACTAATGGGAAAATGCAGTCTGATATCAATAGTTCTCCGATTGTCAAAGAACAAAAAATGATGTCTGAAGGTAATATATCACCATACAATCCACAACAAAATCAGTCGTTATATAATCCAAATACACAACAATCTCCAGCTCCAGTGCAGAGAGATACACAACCAGTGCAACAAAAACAAGTACCTCAAACTAGATACCAACAACCAGCACCACAACAAACTCAGCAACCAGTAGTGCAACAACCAGTTGTTGATCAAACACTAGATCCAACTATTCCAGCAGGTCAGCCTACTGGTCAAATTTGAGGTATAGAAAAAAGTACAGTATCTGCATCAATGAAACTAGCAGACAAGGCCTATAAGATGATTAATGATTCTATTGCTAAAGGGAATGAAATTGATCCATCTACAAGAAAACAAATTATAGAAAAGCTTGCAGAGGTTTGATGAACTCCAGAGTTAGCACAAGAAGCTATGAATTTCTTATCTAAAAGATTTGAAGAGACTGGTATGGATGAAGTGGCTATGTCACAAGAAGAGATACTAAGAAACCAAAAAATAACAGACGGAATAATGGCTTTTGATGACAATACTATGTTGGAGGCTATGAAATCATCTAAACTTCCAGTATCAGTTAGGGAGGCGGTTATGAATTCTGATAAATACAAACAAGCACTAGCAAAACAACAAGAAGACCAAAAAACACAAGAATTTAATGATGTAGTTTCTGGCAAACCAATAACAACAGAAGCCCCAACTACTACAACAGACAGTGTTAAGGAGTCTTTGGGTATTGCTGATCCAGACAAAGCCACCAAACAAGAAATTAAAAGCATAGCATCTGACGATAAGTTGACTACATTGTCTGGAGAGATTAGTTGAGTAGATGAAGAAATAGCTGGGTTGCAACAAGAATTAAAAAATGTTAAAACAGATATTGAAGCAGAATTTCCTACAAGTATTTCTAAGTCAGCATTAAATGCTTTTGTTTACGATAGACAAATAAGTATTGATAATAAGCTACAAACTAAGTTAGCTGAACGCCAAGCTAAGGTTGGTGATTATGAGAGAATTAGACAAGAAAGAGAGCAAGAACTACAAAGAAAACTAGCACAACAAAAACAATCTATGGATTTTCTACAAGCGAACTGATGAGTTGCGTTATTTGGAACATCATCTGAGGATTTAAAACAAATGGAAGTTACGTGACAAATACCTGAATGATATTCAGATATGTATAAAAATTATCAAGAAGGATTAATATATAATACATTAGCTCAAATGTGAACACCTAATGGTGATGATATAAATATTATTAGTGGTGCACTAGAGCAAGGATATACACCTCAACAAATATTAGGTACTATGTCGCAACAATCTAGGTTTCAACAACAAGTTGGATGATATAGTGCATCTGATATGATGAAAACAGTTAAAGTTTGAGATAATACATATCAATTTAACGCAGAATCTGGTAGGTATGATATACCTGTAGGTGCAAACCCTATAGCATGACAAACATCACCATGATATGTAGAAATTACTGATGATACGTTTGACTTATTTAGACAAACACCAAATGATTATGAATGAAATAGAGGAGCAGATTATCCAGCACCAAAAGGAACATGATTTAAAGCACCTATAGATTGAACTATTGTATGAGCTGAAAGACACAGCACGTGAAATATCAGAGTTCGTATGAGATTATCAGATGGAAGAAAGATGGATGTAGATCATTTAGATGAAAAAACATTGGCTCATTTATGACTTGATCCAAGCTTTACAGGTAAAACATCGCTAAATATTCCAGTATGAGCAGGGGAGACTGTGTGATTTATCGGTAATACAGGTAATGTTAAAACAATTGACCCTAATACAAATCAATGGGTTTGGGTACGTAAAGATGGTAAATTATTGAGACCAGATCTCAATCATAAGGGTGTTCATGCTAGTGTTGAAATGTATGACCAGAATTGAAATATGATGTCTGTTAAAGATACAGACGCATCATTGAAGAATATGGCAGCAAGCCATAAAGACCTAAGTTCATATTGACCAACTATTATGTCTTGGGTAGAAGAAAATAAGACTCCAAATAGCGAAGTATTGAAAGCGATGTGATTTTCGTCATTATGAGAGTTTGATAAACAAGCCAATAAAGCATATGCAAGTCTAATTAGAGATGATTATGCGGTGAAATGATTTGAATTAAAAAACCCTTGATTGTTTGCTAGGTCTGACTCTAAATTAAAACAAAAACTAAATGAGAGTATAGATTTTGCGGCAGAAGCCCAACCATCATTTGAAAGAATGATCTCATTGATAGATAGATACGGAGGTGAGGTGATGCCTTGAGTAGTTAAAACAGAAATGAATCAATTATATCAAGATATTCTATTAAAGGGTAAAGAAATATATAATCTATGAGTACTGAACTGACCAGATCTAGTAATAATGGAAAATGTTTTAGGTATTACTCCTTGATCATTGTGAGCAAAATTTAGATCAAAAAGCTTTCTTAAGAAGCAAATGGAAAATGCTAGAAGGACATTTAATGAGAATGTGTGAGCAAAAGCAGAGAACTATTGATTGTCTTTTAATCCAGAAGCAGCTACACAAAGACAACAACAAGAACAAGAGCAACAACAAATAATGAACCAACAAAACAACCTACAAGAATTTGCAAGTTTCAGTTCAGATATAGATAATAGATTTTAGTTACTAATATAGATTATGGCAGAATTACCACAAATAGATATATCAAAAGGATTTGGTGATATGATGAAGCAAACACCATTACTAGGTATACAAGACATACAAGCACCAGTTATGGAGCAACCTCAATGACAAGTTCAGCAACCAGCAATACAACAGCCAGCAAATCCTTTGTTGTGACTACAAGACATACAAACTCCGATGTCGTCACCAATACCAGCTCAACAACCAGTGCAACAGCCTCAGCAATCGATACAATCACCACAACAAACTCAGCAACCTATGGAGCAAGCACCAATCTCCGATCCAATAAGACAAGAGCGTATGTATGATAATATCGCAATTGATATGGAAAAAAGATATGGGATAGATCCAGCCAATATTGATAAGATAGCACAAAAAGCTAGTGCGGAAATGTGATTACCACAAGATGCAGACCCAGCCAAAAGGGCTCTATTCTATATCGAAAAGAACCAAGGAAACGAGGCGGCATTAGAGGAATATAAGATGTGAACTGCAAAAAGGATTTGATTAGATTTGATGTCTAGGGCATCTAATTATTGAAGTACTGTAGCAAAACTTACAAACAAGTTAGCTGAGAGACAGGACGAAATATCAAAAATGAATGATGATACTTTTGGGCAACAATTAAAACAAAATGCAAAATCTATACTGGCTAATTTTTGATATTTAGGTAATGTGGCTGGTAGTCTTGTTGGAGAAGCAGGTATGTGAGTAATGGAATTTGTTGATAATTTGACTAATAAATGACTAACTAGTAGAGATATTTATGTGGCTATGGAGTCAGAGTGAGCTAAAGAAATAATGGAGAGCATAGCTACTTCGGCACCCGTAGAGCAGACTTTGTCTTGGGTTGCTAAGCATCCAGAAGCAGCTAAAGATATATGAAGTGCTATGTGAGGTTTATTTGGTGCATTGGATGTGGCAACACTGTGAGGTGCTTGAGCAGCTAGATGAGCGATTTGAAAGACAGTAACGAAAGGTATATGAAAGACTATTGAAACAGCAGGTGATCTATGAAATAAAGCATTAGATGTTGGTAAAGCATGAATGGGTAAAGTAATGCCTGGTGTGCCAAAGATTATCACAGCACCTAAGAAAGCATTGAAGGGATTGCAACAAGAGATGTTAAGATACCCAATGGATGAACAAGTTAAAACAGCGATTGGTAATGTATGAGAAGGTCAAGCTGCTAAGTATCTATCTATGGCTAAAGCTAGACAAAAAGATGTTAATAAAAAATCAGCCCTATTATGAGTAACGGATGAAATGAATATTAAATACAAGAATTTCATAGAAGAGCCAATGAAAGCGGTTTGAAAGCAAATAGGAGCACTAAAAGATACTATTAAAAAATGAGATAATGTAGATTTTGATCCAACCTGATCTATAAGTAAGCTTGATAATATTCTTTCAGATAAATATAACGCTAAGTTTGTTGATTGAGACCTAATTCCTGTTAAATGAGCGAGTGTGTCGGCGGATCTGTCGCCAGTAGATATTAGTGCAGTTTTGGAAATTAGGAACAAGGTATTAAAGAGTGATAACTTGTTTGATGCAATAGAAAGAATTAATGATATGAATAAAATATATCAAAACAAAATGACAACAGCAGGTCAAATCAAGAAAAACAAAAACTTGATATCTAGCCTAGAAGAAATTAAACAAGATATAGTTGGTAAAATAGATGACCAATTATGATTGTGATGACAATATAAAGAACTTAATGCTGAATATAGCAAATTAGCCAATATGAAGAACAGATTTAAGCCATTATTTATGAAAGAAAAGACATGAACAGAGACGATATCTGCTATTAAGAAGTTATTTTCACCTGCAGCATGAGATGTAGATAGGGATATTAAAGAGTTTGGGGAATTGGTTGGTCGTGATTGGGGTAGTGAAGCAAGAATAGCTAAGCATTTTGCTACTAAGTATTGAGATAATACAGTTAAGTCATTATTAGATACTACAAGCGAGATAGGTTGAATAGCAAAATCTGCTTTTTTATGAAGACCAATTGAATTAGTAGGTAGAATATTATCATCAATAGGAGAGAAAATTCTTGGAGATCCAGATAAGGCATTATTAGCTATGGCAAAGAAGCTAGATTGATCTTGATTTGAGTTTGATCCTAGTAAAATAATAAAACTACGTGGAGCGATTAAAAAAGCAAAAAATGCTATAGATAAATGATCAGATGCAAAAAAGGCTAAAACTAAACTTCAAACAACACTATCTCAAGCAATAACACCATTGCAAGATACGCCAGGTAAATTCAATAAAACCCAGGGCTTTCCATGAATGTTTAATCAACCTGGAATAACAAGAACTACAAACGACCCAATGCAACTAAGAGGTACATTTACGCCGAAACCTGAACCTAAAAAATGATTAGACTCACTAAAACAGAGAGCTAAGGATATTTGACCAAAAGCTGAAGATTTCAATAAATTCTTTGATTCATTAACGGATGAAGATCTTATAGAGATTAAAGGTAATGCGAATAAGTGATTATTAGAAAGAAGTAAGGTAAGAAGATTTATAGAAGAGCAACAACCAAGTGTGCCTACAAAACCAAAGAAAATACCTAAAACTAGAAAAGAAAAAATGGAAGAAATTAAAGCCAAAGAAAAGGAACGTTTAAAGAAAGAGAAAGCAAATGCAATTAAGGTATCTGAATTTAGGGATTATGATATAGATATAAATAGGTTATTCCATGGTACCAGTACAAAGAATGCTGCGGATATCAAAGCATGATGATTTAAATTAGGGTCAGAGATTGATGAACTTAGAAGAGGTGGTGGTTCTTGACTACCTCAAAATAGTATAAGTTTCTCGGTCGATAAGAAGGAAGCTGCTCGCTTTGCAGATGGAGGAGAGGTCTTAGAGATTAAGCCTAATAGAGAGTTGAAGTTAGCAACTACAGATGTAACTTATTATGCAGAAGACTTAAATCCTATAATAAAAAAACTACAGGCTAAAGGATATGATTGAGTATATCTACCTGGAGAAAAAGAGGTAGTTATATTTAATAAAGATTCAATCTCTATAATATAAGATAGGCAATAATAAAATCACGTAAGAAGTGATGAGTAAAATCTAAGAAAAAAGGTAAAAAGAAGTATTAAAAGTATTTATTATTAAGTAGGGAAAATATGGATAAATTATTAATATGGATGTGAGTTATTGGGATGATAGTATTCTATATAACAACCAACAATAGGATAAGTAACTTACAAGATCAGATATATGAGACAAATGACTTGTTAGACTCACAAACCACGTTAAACGGCAACAATTACTATGAAATAGAGGATTTAAAAAAATATATGATATGGGCTGAAGATAGATTATATGATCTTGAAAACAATTAGATTGAAATAAAACAAAATAAAGATACTATTAAAGCAATACATGTAGGGGTGTGTTGTAATAGACGTACACCCCCTACGTGCGTCTACTACAACGTGCCCCTTTTCTAAGGGGCTTTATTATTATAAGAAAAAATATGACACGAACACCAGTGACTACAGTGGCATATACAGATTTATATCCACTAGAAGACGTAAACTTAGTAGAGATAGAAGACGTTAATAATGATGTAATCTATTTCATTTGACCATCAATACCATTTAACCCAAACCGACAGTAAGATGACAGTATTTCCAACAGGAGTGCCAACAGCTGCACCAGATAATACGGATAACATTATGTTCTCTGATACTAGTGATTCTGATCAATTAAAGAAAAATACGCCCTGAGCAGTAGTATTGGCGTGATTGCCATCAAACAATACTGACTTTTTGCCTGAATGAGCGACGAATCTATACCAAACACCATGAGAGAGAGTTAAATTAGCGTCAATACAAACTTGAGCTGAAGTAAACTCCGTTGATAGTGTAAATTGACAAACATGAGTCGTTGCATTAGATCAAGATGATGTACCAAATTGAACGACACGAGTTAGAACTGCAAATGATTTTACCGATACTGCTGTACTAGAACTAAATGCAGCATCTAATCATTTGACAGATTTTGCTAATCCACATAACACTACTCCAGCTAATATTGGTATAGGTAACGTTACAAATGATAAACAATTATCTACAACACCAGGAAATTTCACTCCTTTGGTAGAGAAATCAGATATCCAACAACATTTGGACGATCTTTTCGTAATACAAGATAGTGACGATAATGATATTATCAAAAAAATTACTAATAAAACAGATTTAATCTGGAAAGCGTCGCTTTGTCAAGTATGGTGACCATCTATCAATTATTATAGATTTAATTTCGTTTCATCTACTACATACGACATTAGATCAACAGTAGTATTTGGAGGTAATTTGTATCTATGTACAGTAAATCATCAATCTAGTGGTTCGTTTGCTGCAGATCTAGCTCTTTGATATTGGACACTTGTAGGGACAGGTTGAGTACCAGGTTGAGTAGCTGTAATTGCGTGATCAGGTAATCCAAACTGAGTAGTAACAGGAACTAGTCTAGGTGATCTATATATTGATTATACAAATAACGCATTATATATCCGAGATTGAGCTGTTTGGAATCTAGTTATTTCTCCATCTGTATTTCCTGTAACTACATGAATACCTGTAGCACCTGGAACAGTAGTATGAGAATGACGTTTTGATCCAGCTGATGGAAATATATATATCTGGGACTGATCTACTTGGGTAACTAATGAAGGTACTTGAGGATGAGCAGGTGGTATTAACTATTTAAATACTCCAGTATCAGTAGGTAATAAACTAGTATTCTCTGTATGAGTAAATGCAGATACTATTGATGAAAGTGTTATTAGTTATACAGCATTACCAACACCTACAATTAATATGGGTTGAGTAACTACTACAGGAAGCCAAATATTTGATGCTGGTTATGTATCTAATTATAACGGTTCTACTGAAAACTATGACAGTAACTATCAATCAAACTATAACTGATCAACAACAAACTACAATAACGCTACAACAACAGGGACTGAAAACTTTGATAGTAACTATGTGTCAAATTATGATGGTTCTACTATGAACTATACACAGATAACACAAAACTTCTCAGATACGCCTAATCAAATTTCGTGTGAGGTAGCACCTGCATTTGCGACACCCTATACTGCAGCTCCATTAACACAACGAGCAGAGGTGATTATAGAATATGATAATACAGTCGATCCAGTCGTTACTAAGACAATTAAAACTGTATTAGATTGAAGCGGTCAAGTGGTTAGTTTCGTAACACCAACAGATATAGGAGAAATTACAACATCTTGGGCAGCATGAGATCTAACTGTTAGTATTACTGCTTGAACACCTTGATTCTTTACATTCGCAGCAGTAGATCCGTTGTGTTGGTATAATGGAGTATCAGTAAATAATTATGATAATAAAATCCATATCCATAACGGAGATATTACAGAAAACAATAACACATATGAAACAAATAACGGTGTTACTAATGTATTTGATGATACTAGTACAATTATCAATAACGGTACTACAATATTAAATGGTAATACTGTAATAAATGGGACAACTACATTCACATGACCAGTTACATGAATTGCTAATCCAGCCTTGATAAGTACATGATCTTGGACTGTTTGATCATGAGCGACACAGGTTCTTGCAGTTCCAGCAAATACTGAACTATTGTGGATACAGATCTGACCTGTAACTAATATATACCTTAGAAAAGGAATATATGAAGACACTGGTTTGTTTAATATATGAGCTCCTCAATATAGATTTAATTGGGACACCATAGCAAATACATTAACTGTAGGTGATACATGACTTACTGGTGCTTCATCAGGAACAACATATTACTTCTAATTATAAAGGTGACCAGTACTTAGGTATTGGTCGCTAACTAAATATTTACATTATACAATTATAACATGAAACCAGTAATCGATGTCTTGAATCTAAATAGAGAAGAAATGCCATGGACAGACTCTACAACATTTGCGGGAGATACTATTGTAGGAAAAATAGCTGCAGGTGAAACGCCTGTATCTTTAAGAACAGGAGAAAAATGTTGGAAAATTTATAGAGTAAATGGAACGGGAGAAGTACTAAAACCAGTAGATCCAGCGACAGGAAAATATTACACTACTGAATTTCTAGTTTGGGATGATAGAGGAACTTATATATACGCATAATATTTTATAATTAACAACATACACCAATGAATGTACGTGTTGATATATGACAACTAGTAGAAGAAGATTTGTTTACGGATGCACCAAGTTGATCTACTCCGATTGCTTGAGGACAAAACACAACAGAATGAGTACAAGGAGATGGTTCTTTAGCGACTCCTATAAAATTAGATATTAATTGATTAGTAGCTGATCCTACACCAGATGATGCGACTGATTATGTAGCTATCTATGATACTAGTACTTGAGATCACAAGAAAATATTATTAAATCAATTAACATCTACCCATACAGTACCTATTTGACCAACTACTTCTATAGTTACTCCAAATTGAGACAATGCAATAGCACAAGTAGGTGATGCAAGCAAGCCGTTTTCGACTATACAAGCAGCAGTTACAGCAACGCCTTTTTTGTGATATGTGTATGTTCTTAATTGAGACTTCACAGAAAATATTACATGAGCATCTCTTAAATCAATAATACTTCGCAATTCAATACTTACATGAAATATTAATTGAAATATTCAATATTTATCATGAGATAAAACTCAAGATACATTCACTAGGGGAGCTTCTTCGTGATTTGTTAGATCAAAATATACTTGAACCCTACAAGGAACAATAACAAGCGTAAAAAATTTATCTGTTTTTGCTTGAGATGCAGAATGAACAATTCCAGCTAATGGATCATCATTATATATATCAAACGTTGATATTGTACAACCTGTTACTTGAACATTAAAATCACCAACTGCCTCTCAATTAATTGTTACTTTGCACGATATTGGTCGTATTATATCTACAGGCATATTAGTTTCTTGAAATCCTGTAAGCCCATGACAAACAAAAATACATGAATTTAAGAGAATATGAAACTGTAGTGTGGCTGGTTTAATAAGTAGTTTAGATTCAGATACTATTATAGATATAGAGCAATGTAATATAGTATCTAGTGCTAATGTGTTTGGTGGATTAGCGGTTAGCCAATTAAACCTAAAAAACAACACTATTGCCACAACATGAGGTTGAACCTTGATGAGTTTTAATGCTGTATGATGAGCTGCATGAGCAGCAAAAGTAACCTCTTATAATAATATACTTACCATTAGTGCTCCTGAGTCTATTGATCGACCAACTTGAACGATAAATTGATTAACTTTAAAGTCATCATGTTTAATGAGTAAGCCATATGACACAAGTTGAGTAGTAAATCAAGTAGTCAATAATGATGTTATTGCTGCTAATCTTTAGTTTTTAATATATCAAAATGATTATAACAATATCAAATAACCCAGCTAATCCAAAAGCTGGTAACGAATGAGATACAAGAGAGTTCGATATTGATGGATGTGAGTTTTTCGAAAACTGAGGCTATAGACAAATTGTTATAGGATGAATAGTCACAACTAAGGACTGAGATTGAAAGAAAACAGGACAATATGTTTGTGTATGAAATTCTAATGACTGAGATTTTGATTATAACGCTCTAAGGTCGCAAGCAATGGAGACTTGTGAATTTCAAGATGTTGCAAATATAACAAAAGCTGAGGCTTGTCCAAATATAACACAATCAATAGTTGAGCAATTTGATGCACAAGGATTGTTTAACTAATTTTACTTATTAAGTATTAATAATGGTAAATATAAGAGCATCGCTCCAAAAAGTTAAAGCGATTACATGAAATATTACACTTTGAATAAACGATAATACATCTAAATTAGATTCATCAGGAGGAGCATTCACTGTAACATTCCCAGCAGCAATAACTTGATTCTATGAGTTTACACTTAAGTTTATAGATGTAACAAATACTATCACATTCGCCACAACTTGAGGTGATACATTAGACACAATTACACCAACACTTGATGCATCATATATTGTTCAATCAGATTGAATTAGTCGCTGGATGGTTATGAGTTGATCATCTTCTACTTCCCTTAACGTACGTAAAACACACTCTGAAATAATAGTTTTGAAAGATTCGAATTTATTAGAGATTTGACAATTATATACTATAACTGACTTTCAGACAATATATAAAGATCCAGTTACGGACACTATATTTACTTGAGGCGTTGAAGAGTTAGATGTTATAGCTATAAGCACAAATGAATTATCTCCATACGCTAGTAGTAAAGATTTCCCTAATGATTTGATCTCATATCAACTAGAACCAAATACTATAACCACTCCTTATTCAGCATATGAAGAGGGAGAGTGATCAACAGTGTTTACTACTAGCTTGCAATGAGTTTCCTCATTTAATATGACTACTGCTTGATTTAACATAACATTAGATAATGCTCTCGATTTAGATATTAGTTGGGCATTCGTTTTTGAAAATCTTAGTAATGGTGATTATTGGGATTTTAATGATACTATGACCAATTTAATTGGTGGTGGAGATATTTCTGTTGTAGATAATTGAGGTAATAACTATGATATATCTATATTGTCTTTAGATCAGAATAATTGATCTATTTTTGACTTCTCTTTGGTTATATGAAACAATGATCAGTATTATACAGACCAAAGCTCTAATGCTGTTTTGGGTGTAACCAAAGGAAGAATAACCAGGAGAGAAGACCCTATTCAGTCTAATCTTGTAACAATATGAAGTGCTACATTAGATTATGATACAGCCGACTTTAGATGATCAGCCCTAAATAGGGCATTATTAGATCCATCTAGTGCTTGATATAGTATATGATCTACTTATTGATCTTATGAACTAAACGATATATCTGAAACTTCTTCTTGATCATGGGGATCAACTACAAAAACTATAACAGTTGACTGAAACGATATACAGGAGGTGCCTATATTTAATAATTATGGTAATGTAGAAGGGTTTAGGTCTTCAGTCTGAATAGTCTGATTAAATGCAACCTTTGCTTCAGATGTCATTTGATATGAATTTGATTGATTTTCGGGTGGTCTGCATTATGAGGGAGAGGTTCAAAATATTACTATAGGACAGAACTGTTTTCATGCTTGAGTATACCTACAAGGAGGTGAAGATATAATAGTTAAAAATGATTCCTCACTAGTCTATTCTTTCTGTGTTTCTTGAATAAGTAAACACACAGTAATTTGATGAGATATAGATTGAGGACTAACAAATGAAAATGGATCATTTTCAGGATTTAATTTAATAAATTCTTCTATATCGGGATTTAATTTTGAAAACACTAATATTGAAAACCTTAACTTCTATGATGGTTCCATTGAAGGTGTAAGAATAGATACACCTACAGGTAATTGTGAAAATAACTACTTTCACCTAAGGGGTTCTAATATGGAAGATTGCTACTTCAATGTTACAGACAATATGGAATGAAATTATTTCTGGATATGAAACCCATGAGATACTAACACTGGGTGGAATACAACAGGAGAGTTTAAAAAGAATTACCTTGAAGTAACAGACTGATTTAGAGATAGTGATTTCACTTGATGATTTGTTGCGGTCAAATGACATGCAAAAAGTATCTGGAATAATACAGTTAGTTCTGATTTTGAATTTGTAACTATGTATTGAATTACTTTTGATGGAAATGATCTTTCTTGACTTCAGTTTAGGATTGTTAATTTGATGGGATCATTTGAGGGTAATACGATCACCCAAAACATAAATCAAACAAACTTTATGCAGATAGTAGTTGATTCTGATCTTGATGTTGAGTTTTCGAATACTACAGTTATGCCTAATGTTGACTGAGTGTCTTGGAGCGTTACATCAATTATTGATGAAGATATTGTTTGAAAATCTCCTGACTGAACTTACTGGAAAAGAACTTTTGTAAATACAACATGAGCTTTATCTACTAGCGCTATATCATAATGAGCAACAATATTCTTATAAGAATGGATCAAAAATTAAAAATTTCTTCACACTATAAGCTATTGCCTGTTGAGGGCAGTAGCGATGAGGATATATTAGCAAGAGTACCTCAAACAATAAAACTAAAGAAGGGTGATATTATTAGTTGAGACCTAATTAAGCGTTGATCAGTTGTAAAAAATCAATCATGAAAAATAATGTGAATAGATGAATCTATAAAACCACTACCGAAATGTTGTCTAAGGACATTCAGAGATGTAAATAAGATTATTGATGTTGATTACAAAAAAATACATACTATTTCTTTTAAAAAATAACAATGCAATAAATGGCAGAGCATGTAGTATCTAAAGCAAAAAAAGTAATAATTGAGGCAAGTCAATTATCTTGATGACTTTCTTCTGATTTTGTCTATTTTTTAGATGGAGTAATTGATTTGACGTGACTTTGAATAAGTATTGAAGTGCCTGCTTGAGGTTTGTACTTATCGTGACATAATTTTGATTTGTCTTGATTGGTTTGTAATGATGCCAACTACACAATGTTTACTAGTCCTGTTTGAGGGAGTTGAAATTTAGTGTGGGATAATTTGCAAATAGAAGTTAGTGGATCAAATTCTCAAGTTTTTGATATATCAAGTTTGACATGATTTGAAGCATTGGAGTTAATAGCGATTAATTACAATAATTGTACTAGTTTAGGGTCAATAGATAGCTATAGACAATTATTGGAATCTTGAACTGGGAGATTTTGATGAACACCTTCTTTAACATTTACTTGAACTTGGTCTTGATGAGCCAGAATAACAACATCTATTACTCGCTGATTAGACAATGCAATGGTTGATGCAATATTTAGGGCTGGGGTATGATTTACAATGCAATCAAGATTCTTAACAGATATGAATATAGATCTTGGATCTACTGCACCATTTATTGATTTTAGTGATGTAAATTTGCCAAATCCTTCAACCTTACAGATACAAGGAGCGATAGTGTCAAGGAATGGGGTTTTTGATCCAATGGACTCAACTATATCACCTAATATAGATCATACAAATACTTCTTCTATATGGGCTGGTAATAAATGATTGTTTAACACTACTATGTGATGACTAATTAATATTGATGCAGAAGTCACAACAAATATTACTTCCTCAAACACATTTGTGGATCTTAATTGAACTTTTTCCGCTAGCAACTTACAGCACTTTGATTCTCCTTCTCAGTGACAATTAAGAAATATTTGAGACCCTTTAGAAATATCAATCAGCTGACAACTAATTCTTGAGTCTAACCAAAATAATGATGTTTCATTAAAAATTGTTATATGGAGAGATGCTACTTCAATGTTTGAAGATTGAAGAATTATAACAAGGACAATAAATAATTTACAATGAGGAAGAGATGTCTGATATTTCAATATTTCATCAAATACAGTGTTTCTAAATCAAAATGATTATATTAAGCTACAAGTAGCTAATTTAACTTGAAGCTGAAACATTACGGCTGAGCTAGATAGCTTTTATGTAATTGAAAAGAGATAATTTATTTTATATAATTAAAGCTAATGGAAAACATAGCCGATACAGCACTACAAGACATTTTGTGATGATGACCAATCGGTTCTGTATTAGTTTTGAGTCTAATAGCCTTGATTTGGTTAACAAAAACGTTACTATCTAGCAAAGACAAGATGATTGATGACAAAAACATAACTATATGAATATTGAGAACTCAAAACACCAAAGATAAGGATAAAATGTTTGAGTTTATTTATAAAGTTTCATCATCTCTTGAGAAGATTATTGAATCAATGCAGAATATGGAAAATAACCAAGATAAATATAGAGATAAAATGAATAACGAAATGGAATCATTGAAAGAAAAGTTTATATCACTGCCTTGTAAAACATGAGAGAAGTCTTAAATGATATATATTCTGACCCTAGCATTATTGTGTTGATAATAATGATACTATTGATTATTATATTATTTTTAGTAATATTGTCACATAGGAAGACTCATCACAAGATTGACACAATACACGATGGGATACATGACAATGAGTGAGACAGTCTAATAAAAAAGACTCATGATATGGTTGAGATTATATATCAAAAAACAGACTCTATTCATTCTAAATAATACATAGCAATGTACACAAAAACAATAATCACACTTATTATAATTGTATTTATATTAAGTGTTTTTCTTTTTTTACAGACAAGTCAAGTAGTAACATATAATTGAGGCTCAAACTCTAACCAATTTGTAGTATGAGAAAAGATAATAGATTTAAATAAGGCAGTAACATGTGATATGTTATTAGATTGTAATACAGCTATATTGCGGTATGTAATATGACACACTTATTTAGATAGGGATTCAGATTGAATACCATGTGAAGATTTATGTACTAATAACGGATATTATGATTAAAGAATTTGTTTCTAACATACTAAATAGTGCAACAAAAATAGTATTACTGATATTAACTTTAGCCTTGTGTTTATTGACCTGATTATGAATTGTTTCAGAAGATAGCTTTATACCTATTATAAGTATGGTGTTTGGTTCTTACTTCAAAGGAACAACAACAAACGCAAACAATGATTTATCTAACTCAAACCCAAAAGATGTCTAGAACAATAAACAAAGCTATTATTCATCATTCCGTATCTAGTCGTGATCAGACCTTAGCAAAGTCTATAAAGTCATTTAATGCGAACCACAAAAAGAGATTACATCCAAACAAAAACTCTTTAGGTTTACATATTAGTTACCATTACGTGATTGCTTGAGATGGCTCTTATCAACAAACTAGATGAATAAACGAAGTAGGGTATCATGCAAGTAACCTTAAAATAAACAAAGAAAGTATAGGTATTTGTTTTACTGGTAACTTCGATAACGAGAAACCAACAGAGGCACAATATAAATCAGCAATCAAAATACTGTCTAAATATCCAAAAGTCTCTATTCACTGACATAATGAATACGCAACAAAGAGTTGTCCATGAAGAAATTTAGATCTTAATAGATTAAAAGAAATGTTGTTCTATGAAAGCATGCGAAGAAAAGTCCATTGAAAGACTCCTATAGATAATAGAATATTTAAAGACCCTGAAGCTTTCCTTGAAAGAATCAAAGATCTATCAATAGAAGACAAATTATCTGAAATGACATTTTTGATCGCTATCTTATCAGAAAAAGCATCAAAAAAAGACTAAGTTGATAAAATATACCACTCAACCTAATCACTATTCTTATTTAAATTTATGTTACGGTGCAACCATGGATTTGAGCGATAATATCACTAATATAATACTTTTTATACTATTAATACTATCTCTATCATTAATTTGGTAGAGATTTTTTTAATTCCCTTATTTTATCAATTAGATGATTTGCTTTTTCTTTTGTTATTTTTTTGAGTTGCACCTCTTTTAACAATCCTTCAATTAGTTTTTCATCTCGTGTTAGTCTCATAAGATATATAAGGATAAAAAAGAGGCAAGTATATAACTCACCTCTAATTGTTTATAAATGATCTGGACAGTACCCTGACCTTAGAGCAGGTTTGCCACACCAGCAACGTTTACCGCTACCTTTTTGTTTGATCTTTTTCTTTGCAAGTTTGTTTTTAAGATTTTTCATCTTACCTTTTACTATCGTCTTCATCTGTTTGTTTTTGTATATCCCACCCATTAATTATGATAGCTAAGAACAATGCGAATCTGTTTGTAGTGACCCATATTTCTTCGTTGCCATCTAAATTATAGACGTGATAATAGTTTCCAATTTGTGTTATTTCAACTTTCATTTTTTATAGTCCTTTAATTTTTTTCAACGTCATCACAAATTCGGCACTTCAATAGCATCTTTAATAGATCGTCAATATTTTAATCTATCTCTTATAAATCACACCCTAACTCATAATTGTCTTTCTCGTTGAGTAATAGTTTGCGTTTTTTCTTTATAAGTAACATTAGTATTGTTTCTTCTATTGTTTTGTTGCTCTTGCCGTGTCGCCCATTTACAATTTTCTTTACAGTAGTTTCAATTACAATCGATGCGATCGATAGTAGTTTTATCGGCTCAATGTATTTTACAGTGTTTCAGATATGATTCTCACATATCATCTCGAAATGATTTGAAATCTACCCACAAACATTTAATTCAACGTCATCAATAATTATCGTATCCATTAGTCAATTTATTTGTACACCTTGTCTTTATTGAAGAAAACTTACGATATATTCTAGTGTCTGCCAATCAATGCGTAGTTTGAGACTTTCATAATTTCCTTGTCCTTTCAGCTCTCTTACATCAACAATTAACTGAAGCTCAACTTTTTAGATGATATCTCTGTACTGGCTTCTTTGTTCAGCAAATACAAATACATTCATCATAAATCATCATCCTTCAAGAACTAAGTGGTTTTTTAATCGTCTCTCATGTTTTAACCCAATCTCAGAATATATCTCATTTCATAATTGTCTCCATAAACAATAAATGTATTATATGATGATAATAGTATTTACCTTAATAACAAGGAATAATGAAATGATCGAATCCAAGAGAATAGATCAGAATCGTAATCTGGAGTCTTTAATTCAAGTTTGTATTCCCTAATAATCCTTAGGGTTTGTGATCTAATAGAATCACGCATCTGATGTTGTAATCTCTGTGGAAGCTTATTTAGATTAGCAAAAAAGGCTAAATGAACCTTTTTGAGCTCTCTAATAAACTCCTGTGAATTCTTGTGTACCATGTGATTCGTATTCATACGGAAAGTTCTAATTTTCTGGTATGGAATATTTAGAGTTTGGTGAATTAATTTATGATCACTCACAGTCACTCTAATGATGTTCTCAGGCCAATTATAGCCTTCGGCAGCTACGAAAATCACATGATGGTCTTCATACTTTTCTTTACTTTTTTTCATTTGTTTTAAGTTTTAGTTTTGTTGCGTAAGTCCTAATCGTTACCGTTGCCTTATAAATTCTCAAGCACCCCCAAGATTTATTATCAAGAATACATTCACCTTCATGAAACAATTTAATAGTCACCTTGTTTGAGGTATCTTGCATTAATTGTGTCACTGTGTCAGGTAAATCAATATTCCCTGTGCACACATTAATGAATGCAATTGTAATTGTAGTATCTGAGTATACAGTATCTACTTGTTGAGCGTAAGCGGTGTTTACAAGTAACAATAAGCATAGAATCTTTTTAATCATTTTTAATTTTGTTTTGGTTAGTTAATCGCCAATCTCTAGCTTTAGGCTAGATCTTGACATGAGACGGACATTAGTGTCCATCGGCTATTATTTATTCAATACTTTCTAACAAAGATTGGTATTTCATCATTGCATCAGTGTGATAATCTATACTACTCTTTAAATCTTTTATAAGATACTTTATTCCTTCTTTATCATTAGCAAAATAATTTCCTTTATTTATTGGTGTATAGTCATCAACTATTATTATTTCTCAATCTATATTAGCCACATGCTTTCATTGAAAATATACTGCTTCTATTTTTGTTACACTTTTATATCAATTTAATTTTAATAATTTTACCCTCATAATATCATTTCAAAAATTAAAACATTGTACTATGGCAACAAAAGTATGGCATGAAGCAAGGCCTTTCTCCTTGCATTTGTGTTGTTCGTAGGAATACCAATCCCTTGCAAGACTCTCGTTACTTGCCAACATCACTGTTTTTCTTCAGCTAGCGTCTATACTTTCGCCATTCATACCATACTTTTGTTGCTATAACACATATTCGAAGCAACTTAGGAGTCGAACCTAAGTATACAAGCCCTACCGTTAGATAGTTGAATACTTACGTGTTACCATTACACTACCGCTTCATATAGGAGGATCATTACCCCCTCCTATTATAGGATCAGAATATCTGGCACTGATAGGCTTTAACCCTATCAAATACCATAGAATTTAATTATTACATATCTCTATGATCTCTTTTAGACATTCTTCCATTGGAGTATCAATTAGTTTATTAAGATCTATATCTGGACAAAAGAAGCATTCAGAAAATGTGATTTTACATTCATGTATACCACATTCCATTTCTATAGTCTCAATAGCTTTTGCTATTTTTTTTGCTTTCTCGAGTGATTTTATCTGTCACTTTTTAATAATAATTTCTGTGATATATTCTCATGTGAAATCCATTAGGAAGAACGTCTAATAAAAATTAGTCTTTGATAAATTCAGTTACTTTTTGTGATTCTACTCATTCCATTAGTTCCCATCAAGATGGTGTTATGATTAGTGTAGTGTGTGGATGGTGGTTTTCGTTTAGATGCTTAATAACCATCTTAAGTTGCTCTCTGGTTTTATCGTCCATAGATATATATAAATATAAATAATCGAAGTATTAAGGAATCGAACCTTAAGGCTCCAGTTACCCCACATATAAACCCAAGCAAGACCCGCAGATATTTTTACAATCTAACCCATACAAATCTTTAGACTCATTGTGAGAATAGAGATAGCACAGAATACATTGTCGACATGTGCTACCTTATCTAATAAACCACCCATGATATTATCAGAATAGGTCTTTTAGTGCCTTACCCAGGGCGTGGTATTATGTATAATACAATAATATATTAATCCAAGATCATATAATTAATCATACTAGTAATCATATAATAAATTTCATTATCAATGTTTAAACTTATTAAATGTATTTTGACAGTTAGGTATTCGATCATTGCATCAACTTACACAATATCTTGATCTAGTAATCATCTGACTACATGAGTTATTATATCGATATGTATTATATTTATCTAACCATTCCTTTATTGCATCTAGTCTAGTATCATAACTAGGGAAGTTTTTGTAGTGTGAATTATATACACCAAATAGATTATTTCTAGTACCAACTCAAGCTTTACCGCAATGTGTTTCTTGATAGCAAGTATGGGTTATGATAGCTTTACAACGCACAGGATCTGGCGTATGGAGACATTGTTCTCATATATATTTTTTCTCTTCTTCTGTAAATATATTCATTAGATGACCGACTTTCTTATATCTATCATCTCATTCAGCGTACTTCACTTTAATTTCTTCAACAGGTGCATTGTGTACCTTGATTGGTTCTATTATTGTTTCAGTACCAGTTTCTTGACTTTCAATATAATGCGCTGACACTACATTTGGGTCTAATTCAATCAAAAAGATTCTTTTAAATCTCATTTAACAATATTGGCAGCATCTAACAATAACATATAATTTGTTTCTGCATCAAACAAGTTTTGATCCACTTCAATTTTTAATGTTTTCAGTTCTTCTATATTTTCTTTTTCCTCAGACATCTCTTTTCTTATCTCATCTAGTGTTTTCTTAGATTTAGCGTCTGGTCATGTAATAGAATTACTGATAACAGTAGATTGTCTAGCTATAAGATCATTTTGTTGTGATATGACCTTCTTAGATTGAAAGAATCAAACTACAATAACTAATACAGATGCCAATAATATTCAAATTATTACTTTAGTTGTAAGTTTTCCCATGTTTTTTATAAGTAAGGTAAACAGGCTTTTTATTGATAGCCTGGATATAACCAATCCTATTT